AAGTCCGGTAGGTCCAGTCATTGGCTGAACACCACAGATGTCGTATGCAATTAGGTTAGGCATTGCACGACGAACGAGGGAGATGAGCACGGGGTCGAAAGACTGTACTCCACCCTGAGCGGCGGTTGCGTCACCTAATGCACCAGCGGCCATACCACTGTTAGTGGGGGCTTCGGTTAGGAAAGATTCTTGATTTTCAAGGAGAACGGCTGTGACGTTCTTCTTGTAACTATCTTCAATGGCAGGAAGATCGGGGTGTTCGAGCACGGGCTGCCACTTGCCCTTTACTTGCTCGGCGATCATGTTAACTTGGTCGTAAGACATTATAGGAAACTCCTTTAAAGGTTATTTTACTTTTTGATGGTTCTAGAAATTACATCAGCATAGGTCTTCATAGACCCGGTTAAGTTCTCGCTGGATCGATCTTCTTCGGTGGTTTCCTCAGAGATGAAACTCATGTCTGATGGTGAATCGCCTTTAAAGTAATTTTCCTTGAGAACGTTTAGCTTTTCTTCGAATTGTTCTACGGAATCGAATTCAAGTCCTTCTGCAAGTGACTTAAGTTTTTCAACGTCGGTGTCTACCATACCGTGGGTGGACTCCATGAATAACTTATCGCAAGCAGATTCGTTATTTTCGTTTCGTAGTTCAATGTTACTCTCGATTTCTTTGTCGAGTTTTTCCTGTAGTTCCTCAACCTGAATGACGAGACCTTCGAGAACATCATACTTCTCTTCGGGAATGTCAATGTAGTGTTCGGTAAACAGGTTCTTGAGTCCGGTCATGAAGTTCTCTGCGACTTCGGCTCTGAGGCCTCTTTCTAGTGCAACTTCGTTTTCCTTGACCCACTCTTCAACAACATAACCGAGGTAGTCGTTCATGTTTTCGGCGAGTTCAGTCTTAATAGTTTCGACTTCCTCTGCCATTCTGTTGTTATAGTCTTCTTCGAGTGCTTCACCGTAAGTCTCAAGACTTTCGTTAATTGCAGCTTCGAAGATTGTGGTTGCCTTGGTTTTGAACTCTTCTGAGAGATCCTCACCGTTGAATAGAGCTTCGACATGTTCCTTCTTTGCCTTTGGTTTTTCAATGGCAGGTGAGGCGTCCGATGCTTTGTTGGCAACAGAAGACTTGTTCTTCTTATCTTTACCTTCGGTTCCTTTGTCGGTTTCGATCTTGGCACCTTTACCGGAACCATCGTCGTACAACTTAGGATCTTCAACGGACTTGGTGTCAAGGGTCTTTTCCTTGCTGGCCTTCAGATAGGCCTCGTCCACTTCTTCTTCTTCTTCAAAGTTTTCGATTTCAACTTCTTCAGCTGATTCTTCGACTTCGACTTCGGTTTCAGTGGCTTCGAGGTTTTCTTCGACGCCTTCAACCAATTCCGAAGATTGTTCATTATTTCTAGCTTCAAGAATCTTTCTTGCAGCCTCAACTGGGCTTAGGCTATCTGGTGACTTCATTTGGATCTGCTCCTTGTTTTTAGGCATATACCTTAAGTATTAGTATTTAGAATTTTTGTAATTTTGACATGAAGTTTTCGAACATTCTCAACTTCTGATCTTCTGACATATTTTTAGTCTTGCACACGCAAGACTTATAACATTCAATCTCTTGTTCTTTGAGAATGCCATTGTTCCAAACCCACTCTTTACCTTCCATAATGCCGTCAACGAAAGCATCTGGAGCAGAGGGATCTGCGACAATATCGACAGCGGCCAACATAAAGTCTTTACCGACATACTTAGCGCCGTCCCGTTCCTCTAGTGAACCCATACCTCTAGTTGAAACACCCAACCTAACTCCATCATTCATCAGGTCTTTTACAATTTTTCCGTATGGTGTGTCTAGGATTTTAGCTTTACCGTACACATCGTTACCTTCGTAACGAAGTTCGGTGATTTTATGAGATACACGTTCGAGATTAACGGTTGGTCCGTTGGGGTGACCTAGTTCACCCATAGCTCTGTTCTCTTTTACATACTGGTCTTCATAACGTTTCGCTTCATTGAAAAGAACTTTTTTATCGTAGATTCTACCGTTCCTGTTCTTCTGTTCGGCTTGCATGAAAACACCTTCGATGAAATAGTTCTTCCCACCCTTTTCATTCTCCTCGGTGATGTAATTTACTGTATCGTTTTGTTCTGTGATGAGTAACATTAGTTTCTAATCTCCCGCTGTTTAGCTTTTGCTTTTCTTTCGGCTGATTTCGCAAGAACCATGTCTCGTTCCTTGGAAAGTCGGGCGATATGTTTAGCATGTCTTGCAGCTTTTCTCGCGGCCGCATCGTTCTTTTCAGATTCGTCTACGTCCGCTTTATCTTTTTTTACTGCTTTAGTGACCTTCTTTCTACGATTCTTAAGATACTCATCAGAGCTATCAGAATCGCCGTCATTGTCAACATCATCATCTTCGTCACCCACAGGGTCGAGTCCATCACCATCGTCTTGAGGATCCTTTTCATCTTCATCATCTTCATCATCCTTCTTTGCTTCGGCCATAGAAGATGCTATATCAATCTTCTTGAGTTCTAGAGCGTCTTCCATTTTAGCATATAGAATATTCTCGATCTCATTTTTTGCCTCAGATGGGTTTTCACCGATGATGTGATCGACCACCTTTTTTGTACTTTCTAACATTTTTTTATCTCCTTAAGGGGCTATATTTATAATTTATTGTGGTTTAACTACTGACAACTGTCTTGGATGTTATTGGGTGGCCATGGCGTATCAAGGGGATTTCCATCGTCAAAATAATCATCAAAATCACCAGAACCTTCTGCATCACTAGTACCGTGACCCGGATTGCAGTTACATGCACCCGCCGCGCCCGGTCCACCTATGGGATTACCGGATCCAGTAACTTCAAAAGATCCGTCTTCATTAGCTGTAGCACTAACATTTGGAAACCAAGAAATGATAATAGATGGAGCGGCGTAACAGTCCCCACCACCCACCGGACAATCGCCGTCCGGGTTTCCGCATACGTCTATAGGAGGACCGCTGCATATTTTTCTGTAAATTATTTGCATTCCGGAACCAGAACACATGGATCTTATCGGTGGAGGTTGTTCTATTTGATCCGGACACCCACCACATGGTGGGGTATCACCACAATCGTCGGGATCTGGACTAACACAACACCTACAGAAACAGGGAGCTCCTCCCGCGCTCTCACCACATGTAGCTGAAGTCCTACTGGGATCATAGTCCGGGTCGTCTGGTTGGTTTACTCCCGGTCCATCTTGATAATTAGGTAAACCATCAAAATTAACTCCGGTCACATCTACTATACCAGTATCTCCGTTCAAGAAAATAGAACCACCCTCAGAGTTGGTGTAGGTTGATGTATCTTCTCCCGAGTTGCAAAAAGTTCTAGTTGTTTGCCCACACTGCATCGTTGTACATTCCGCCGAACCGCTGGCTCGATTGCAGGGATTATCGTTGCCTGGGCATGGACAATTGCACTCCCCACCCGCACATATAAGTTCACCGGCATCTGGGTTTGGATCTGTATAGATTGGAGAACATTCTCCATCGTCGCCACATACAGCTCCGCGTGGACATGTCGGACCCGTACACGTTGAACCCCACTGGATAACTGTTACTGTCATGCACATTCCAGATGAGTCAGGCATACAACATTCACTGCCGACAGCTGGACTCGCTCCCGGTGCATCACAACAATTTGAAATAGCTGGGTCACATTCGGGGGGTTCACATGGTGGACACGATCCATCGGGACATAGTGCGGCATTACCCGGACAAATGGTACACGGTGGACATCCTCCATTGGGACATGGACATCCTGCCCCACATGGGTTGTTTCCACAGTTCGGGAAAACCGATCCTACTGGGTTTAATCCACCCCCAGCTTCCCCTTGACATGGACATGGCGGAGGAGGGGGGTCACATGGAGGGCATGATCCATCCTCACATTGTTGAGGACACGGTGTACATGGTGGTACTGGACAACCTTCGGGTGGGATTGGTGGTTCTGGTGGTAATACAGAAATTGGTGTTCCTGTACCTTCAACATACAAACGACACGCATCTTGACCACATAGAACCTCAATAGTGCCAGCACTGCACTTCACGGGAAAAATACCTGCTCGGTATTCTGGTGAATTCAAAAAAAGTTTAGCAGAAAGTTCATCAAAATATAAAGGTTTTACATCTCTCTTTTCAACGTCTAAAACTATTTCATCCCTAACCTTTGTTATGGAAATATTATTAGACGTTTCTCTTCGAAGCAAAAACCCACCCCGAGTAGAAATTTTCAAGATATTCGTTACTTCTTGATTTTTTGTTGTCATGAGAATAATTCCTCGGAATCTGGGCCTAGGTAACTACTCACATCACAAGGATCAGCTAAAAACGTAACTGTGATTCTACCTCTGGGTATTACTTGATTAGGATCGAATCCACTCCGTTGAGCAGAACCAAGCCAAAGTCTATTCCATAATGTGTTTGTTCTATTGTTTGTGGATTTGGTTAATATGAATGAATTTTTATGTTGTATCTGTTGAAATCCCATATCTCCACCATCAGCATTGGTCATCTGCACGTTTGTAGCGTATTTTAAAGTATTCAACCCGTGTCTTATTTCTAGGTAAAATCTATTATTACCATAAGCATAGTACCAACTATAAGATCGTTGTTGCCTCAATTTAGCTAAATTTATACCATATTGATTTCTAGAATCGGATATTAAACTTGGCGGTTGAACATCACCACCAGACGCTTCACACCCCCACAGTTCGGTTCTTTTTTGTTGTGATAAACCAAACGCCCAATATATTTCTGGTTTTCTTAGTGGTTGAAAACTTAGAGGTCGTCCTGTTTCATCACTATTTTCAAAGAGAGAAAAACTCATACCACTAACGGCACCAAGTCCATCGATCTGTTTATCTGCGGGAACACCTTGTCGTTCACCCAAGTATGGTCCCTTTGTTATATCTTGGAATAGACTTTCCGATTCCGTTAGATATGGATCTACATCAGCGCTCTCTCTATTATTACCTTTGATTATATCTACTTCTCTTTGTAAAGCCTCTGGGACATCACAATCATTAAATGTTGGAAGGTCACCACGTTCAACTGAAAAGAGTGGCCTATTTTCAGATTTGGTTAAGTTTGGCCTACAAACTAAAGGTTCGTCTTGTAATATAGGATCAGTGTTCTCGGTAAATTGAAGTTTTATTTTTTCTTTTTTTACATCATATAGATCGAGATAAGCTAAACCAAACTTACCAACTCGATTTTTTCTTTCAACTTCTACTTCTAGTATAGGCATTTTTACGCATCTGGGTTGGGGTTACTGATCGTTGGAGTTATTATAAACTTACCCGATAACAATCGTTCAGCAGTTGCATCCCCAGTATAACCTGTCGATCCCCTATCAGAAAAAAGTAAAAAGTCATAGAGATATGTTCCTGAACCTATTTGTCTCGATGATTCTTTTGTAAAAGATAAAGATAATTGACCGGTTACATTACTCGCAGTAGCTTCAGTGGCAGTGACTCCATAAATCATTTCACCGTTCATTGAAATGTGTCCTGCACCCAATGCCCCCGACGATCCTAGAGATCCTGTATATCCGTGTGTATTACGATCACTAAATCTCATTATGACACTGCTATCGTCAACATCATCTTCAAATCTAGCTGTTCGTATATCCATTCTAGCCCAATAATTTGTAAGGTCTAGAGCTACACCGGAGTCATCATAGTAATTGATGTTTAATAAAAAGTTAGTACCCTGTTGGTGGGGTATATCGTAATTAGCGCTCGCCATTGGGTTCGTCTCCTCCGTGGTCTTCCATATCTATATCACCTTCTGCTTTTTCTTTATCAATCTGACCATCCATTTGTTTAATTTCTGGATCAGTTTGACGAAGGATATTCTTCCTCACAAAATCTCTTGAGAAGTAAGTACCGATATGGTCTTCGATGTCCCGTAGAAGTTCTAATCTAGACTTCATGATTTCAGTGTTTTTAAGTTCTGTGAAGTATGAGTCCCGAATATAATCGAAACGAATGTCCTGTACAATCTTATTCCACTCATCTTCTCTCATGATTCCCTTTAGAATCAGTTGAGTTTTAAGAACTTGTAGGAATATATCAGAGAACTTTGATCTGAGTTTATCAATAAACTTAGAGAACTTCAATTCATCTCTGGTAATCTCTGATTCTCTACCCATATTAAATCCAGTCTCAGGTTCAAGTCTGGATACAGGAACATTTAGAGCACGATATAGTTTCTTCTTGAAGTATTCTACATCTTCCATTTCACCAAGGTTCTGTCCACCATCAAGAGTACTGATTTCGGTTCCTCGACCACCCTCCCTGCGAGGTAACCAGAAGTCTTCAAGCATGGACATGTGTCGTTTATCATCTCTCATCTCACCTGTAGAGGCATCATAAACAAGTTTGTTCTTGTACTTATTCATGATGTCGCGGAGGTATTGTTCCGCCTTAGTCTTGGGTAAAGAACCAACATCAATATAGAAGATTCTTCTTTCTGGGGCTCTGGAGATTCTATAAATCACAACCGCATCTTCAATCATACGAAGTTGGTTTAGTGGTTTAATTGCCTTATGAAGATAACCAACTACTCGTTTGTTCTCAAAATCATAAACGCCGGATGGGACGTAACAGATAGATTCTGGGGCAATTCTAATACCAAGTTGACCACCCGACTGGTGCATTTCCATACCACCACCATACTTGTTAATGTACTGTTTGTCGGTATAGATAAAAAACTCTTCTATTTTAGTTACAACTTCAACCTGAGTTTTTTCATCTTTTTGTTTGTGGATTTTCTTGACCTTTTTGATTTTAAGTGCATCAATAGGTCTTAATTCCACAACACCCTTTTTAGGTTGATCCTTCGGGGCAATCATATGAAAGAAAACTCTGCCATCGATAAACCAACGTCTAAAGATTTCATAACCCTTGTTTGTAAAATTTAGTAATCTGAGAACGTTATCAAATTCTTCTTCTACTTTCTTTTTAATAGAAGCAGTTTGATCTACATTTTCTAGTAGAATTTTTACAGCTGGGTAGTCATGTTCATAAACAATTGCTTCGTTTATGATATCTTCTACCGCCATTTCAATCTCTGAATGTAAACTCATCCCACGATATCGTGAGATTAAATCGTTATCAGTTTTAATTTGACCTTCTTGGTCAAGGTACTGACCAAAGTGGCCACCACCTCCACCAAGAACAGTAGACCCATCATCCGATTCTGGTGGAACGAATGATGGGTTTACTAGTGTTCCATCTTGTTTAATGATGGCTTCGTCTGTTAATTTCTTCTTAGCTCTCCCGAGGGAGAATCCGAACAGTTCAACTGGCATATCACTTCCTTCATTTTAAATGACTATTAACCCTGATTATTCACAGCAGTTCCAGCTCTATCAGTCGAGATTTCGTGAATCCAGTACTGGTATTGCCAAGTAACGGTAAACTGTGAAAGGGTGTTTTCGTCGTCATAAGATAAATCAATTGCAGAAATATCACTTGGCCAACATGAGTTTAATTTCCACGGCGCGGTGGTTGTAGAACCCTGTGAGGGAACTGGTTCCCCCTGCTGGTTAAGTTGATAAATTTCCACTGACCCATATAGATCTGCGGGGTCAATTTGCGCTGCGTTGGATGCAAATCCCTTCATAGCGTTCGACCAGTTTTCAAACATGCTTCTAATTCGCATCTCTGGATCGTTTAGAACGGTCATGGTCCAAGGTTCGAAGGTTCTGTCTCCCGGCATCTTGTATCGAGTCCCACGGAAAGGAACTTCAATTGCTCCTAGAGTTGCTTGTGGGATCTGAGCGGCCTTAGTCAAAACACCAATTAGGTTTGAGTCCAGTCCAAAGGTATCCACCCCGGCGGGGATAGCAATATCCACACGGAATAGGTTGGTCCTGACACCGCCGCGAAGGACGGTTTTTAATTGATCGACATTTAGTGGTGTAGCCATTTGTTTGTTTCTCCTGTGTCTTTCTTATTTAGACGAGGTTTCCTAAATTACGCCCCAATTTCATCAAAATCAACACCAGTTGGCGAAGCAACGAAGTTGAGTGTAATAAAGTTGATGGAACGAGCAGGTTTAACATAGATGTCTGCACGGAACTCGTTCTTGTCAATTATAAGTGGAGTATTGTTTGTTTCATCGCACACGACCTTGAAGTCGAAGATACCTCTTCTTGCCTGAACATCTCGGAGGAATGGTTCAACCAAGTTTCTGAACGCGGCTCTGGTGAACTCATCGTTAAATTCGAAGAGTGAGAACTTAGCGGCAGTTGAGATCGACTTCTCTAGAACGTTAAAGAGTCTTCTAACATTGATTCTGTCGAATGCACTTGGTTTAGCCTGCATGGTCTTGTCTCCAAAGAGGACAATACCTTCACCGGTGAAACTGACCACTGGGTTGACACCCTTGACATATAGTTTGTCTCGGTCAGTCTTATCGGGACTGTATGCAAGTTTAATTACGTTTCTGATTGCACCTCTGTTGAAACCGGCAGGTGAGAACCAAGGTTCTGCAATCTGGTCAGTCTTAGCACAAAGACCTGCGACATCTGGGTTGAGAGGAATATAACGGAACTTGTCGTTATAAGGATCGTACTGATATTTCCAACCACTGTCCATAACTGCGTAAGAACTCTTGGTGGTGACATCATTACGGGCGCTGATTACCGCATCTGCTTTCAGACTTTCAGCAATACCAGTAACATCATTGAGGTCTGGTGAAACGAATGCAACGCAGTCTTTTCTTGTCTCTGCGATATCAACGATAGTATTTCTGAGAGTGTTATCCGCAGGACCGGAAATCAGAAGCGAAACATCCTGAGTTTCAGAATTTGCAAACAGGTCATTGTACTGGGTAACGATCTCTGATGTCTCAAGACCAGCTGATCCTCCAGCGAATCCAAACCCAGCAGTAAGTCCATCCATAATTGATGGGACAGATGCGGTCGCTACACCATTGTAATATTCTTGTATGGTCTTCTCTTCAGCAGTTCCTTCGGTGGAAATTCCAGTGTTTGAAGCTTTCGTAGCTAGAATATACTCAGAAGAATTGTTAATTACAGTTCTGTAATAGTTGGAAGTACCATCGTCTTTCTTAGCATCGGTTGCCTTCGAAAGACCTTCAAAAATTTCAAGTGGTTCATTTTTTGTTCCGGTGAAATAACCAGTTGCATCATAAACTATGACATGAACTTCATCACAGAAACCGGTGGTGATACCAGTTCTCTCTTGAGCTCTAGCAGTAGTGTCTGGTGCCTCTCTAAAGTATTGATCGAAACCCCAGTCGGTAAACGTTTGACCAGAGTTACCCATTCCATCCCAAGCAGCAACACCGATGTTATTCCCGATAGGACCGGGGTATTTAGCCATAAATGTACCATAACCTGTACCATTGATGGAACTGGTCGAAGATGTTAGTTTTTCGCTGAGTGGGAAAGCACCACTTACTCCTCCACTACCATCGCTCGAAAATAGGGATCCGGAGTTTCGGCCGGAGCCTTCCACGGCTCTAACTACTTGAAGATTACTTCCATATCGTAGGAAGTTGCCGGCAGAAAACCAGTATGAGAAGTTATCATCATCGGGATCACCATAAACTTGTCTTAATTCATTTTCCGAAGAGATTGTACGAATTTCATTTGCTGGTCCCCAGCCAAAAAACCCAACAAAACCTGCTGCGGTAGTTGAGATAGTGGGTACAATAGTTGTGAGATCTGTTTCGACGACACTAACGCCTGGACTGACTTGAAAGGGCATTTTATTCTCCTTTAGTGGAATAACGCATCATTTTGCATTTTGCAACTCAGATTATTTATAGTTTTTCGTATTTAGAACCAAACGTTACCTTCATTGTCTACTACACCATTATTTGGATTTATACCATCATCAATGAACCCAAATGGCATTATATCTTCCTCTATATTTTTCATTTCTTGTTCGTAGAGTTGTTTCCTAACATCTCGATCAAAGGTTTCTTGAAAATATTTTTGAGTGGTCATCCAAGAAAAAAGAACAAGACACATCACCAAGTCATCGTGATGTCCTGCGTCTGCTTCAAATGTATTTCTGATAGAAACAAAATTAATCAATTCATCCAGAATGTCATAGTCTGGATTTATGAGTTTATCCATTTCTATAAAACTCTTAAGTGTTGCACACCCAATCTTCTTCACTGGTTGGGTAGTCTTGATACCGGGAGTCACGTTGGATCCGAATCCCTCACCTAGAACCTGTCCAGCACGACCTTTCACAGATGTGGATAGGAGGTTCTCGTACTCCAGATCGTTCTTCATAATATCGGCAACCTGGCCGCCGATATCATTCGTCTCTATAAGTACAAATGCTTCGTTGTATTCTTTTGCTACCTTGAATATCATGTCGGGATATAACATGGGGGGCATTTCGTTATTTCTGAAAGTCGCTACAATATTATAAGGTGATTCTGTTGCATCAACTACAACAAAGGCATGGTAGTCTTCACCGACACCCCGTGAAACATCAACGGTCATGAAATATACTCTATCTTTTTCTGGTTTTTTGTATATCTTCAAACCTTCTGGTAACTTTCCTATAGGATTCTCGAAGGTCATGGTCTTCAATTTGGAAGCATTGATCAATGTGTTCACCGAACCGAGGAACTCACATTCAAATTCTGTTTGGAATTGTTCTAAAGAAGAGTTTGCTATTTGTGTATTTTTCCACTCTTCGTCTCGACCCGGAACCTGAGACCAGTGTACCTCAACCGGAACATAGTCGTTTTTGCCCAACTCTCCCGGTTTCTTATTCGCACCGACCCAGAATTTGTGAAACAAGTTCATACCATGTGGAGTAGACACGATCAGAATCTTGGTATTCTTACCAGATGAGATTGTGGGGTACACAGAACTGAAGAATTCGTCGGCAACCTCATGGGGAACGTATGCAAATTCGTCCAAGAAAATAAGGTTGAACGAACCACCACGAACCGCAGAAGATGAGGTTGCAGAAGCCAAAATCTTTGATCCATTCTCTAGTTCAATTGAACCCTTGTTCCATGCGACCACACCCTGTTGTAACCACTTCGGAAGGTGTTCGTAGGCCAACTGAAGTCTGGACAGAAGTTCCCGAGCAGTTGCCAGTTTGTTAGCAAGAATAGCCACGTTCATACTGTCGTTGAACAGAACGTAGTGAAGAATGTAGGATATCATAATGGTAGACTTACCAGTCTGACGGGGAAACTTACAAATCACAAATCTATTGTTGTGAATTGCATCTACGGTTTCCTCTTGGAAGTCCCACATTGTAAATGGAACCAAACCCTCATCCAGCGACACAATTTTGATGTAGTTTTTAATAAAGTAAATTGGATCTTTGCTGCACTTAATGTACTCTGCAATTTGTTCTTTAGTAAATTCTACTTCAACACCGGCTGATTTTAGGTTTGGGTTTCCTAAGTATTGATCTGGTGAATCAGTCCTCGGCATCTATCATGTCATCCTGTTCTAATAATTTATGTTGTTCTTTCATCATCATTTGTAGTTCCTTTGTTGAACCCACGAAAAGAGCATTGTTGGTCACGTTCTTCACATTATTTGTTTCTTTGTTTATGTCTTTCAATTTCTTGTGTAAATCAACTAAGTCTTTGTTTGCGTCGGCCACTGTCTTGATCATCTGTGCAGCAACCTCATATGCTCTCGGAGACTCCGTTTCAGTTGCAACCTGAAGAATGTTCTCGATTGCTTCGGATCCTGTACTTATGATATTTTTAAGATTAGAACGAACCGTTTTATAATCTTGATCAAGATCTCGTTTTTCGTTGACCGGATTCTCTATTCTTTTCGGTTCAATTATTTCCGGTTCTATTATTTCTGTTTCTATATCAAAAATATCATCTAAATTCTTATCAACTTTATCACGCATTATGATGTAACTCCAGTCGTATCAATACTATTTGTTTCACTCCACAGGACATACTTGTCTACGTTGAATTCGTAATCCGAGATGTCCGCAGTTGAACCAGATGGTCCAACGATAATTCTAGAGACAGCGCCTGTGAGTCCCGTCAGATCCCCGGACGGACCCGTGGCGGAACGTTGTTCGTCTGTTCCTGTTGTACCCGAGATCTGACCCGATGTCAAACCATCTATGTTGAAAAGGGTCACATCCGAACTTGTAATCGTCTTTTCTCTCTTAGTTGGTCCGTGTAGGTAATATTTCCCGGTAAAATTCATGGTCCAAATTAAAAGTCTTCTAGTTTCCATATCGCCTAGAGCATCATACTCCAAACTGACACTATCCAGTACAATTGGTATATCCATTTTAGTGTACAGATCACTGGTCCCACCAGAACGTTGGAATGTTAAATTAAATTCTGGAGTGAAGTACGGTAAAACTTGTTCTACAATTTGCAACCCATCGTTAAAACTACCAGCATAAACACCCAGTTCAAATCCAAAATTATAGGGAACTTCTGCGTATTGATATGTCAGGTGGTTCTGAGTATCCTGTGTGTCCTTGATTCGTCTTCTATGGGTTGTGTTTCGTTTTCTACTTGGATCATAATTCATACTACCCATAGAGAAAGCCATTCTGGGTAGAGTCATTTGAACATGTGCGTTTGGATATTCATCATCATCCAACCTACTGTCTTCTCTCAACCTAGCAATGAATTTTTCTTTGGTCGCATATGCAAGTGGTACTCGGATCTTAGCCGATTCGTTACCATCTGCATCTAACTTTTGTATGTTGATGTTATTAAACAAAGTACCAAATGCGGTTACTACGTTTCTTATTGTTCCATTGTAGAAGTGTGATTCGAACATAGTTTACCTCATGAGGAGTAATTCTGATAATTGCCTTCCGAGAACGGATCCACCTCGGAGAAGTCCAGAATCGACTCTGCGTCTGTTCCAATTTCTGTGTTTGTTCC